GTGTAAGGCGCATTGTCTACCCTCACGAAAGATACTGGCTACGTGCGCCATCAAGCTCACAGTGTACAACACCATGCCAACCACCCTTGAGTTTGTTCTTAGCGATGTTAAGGTGACGCTGTGTGTCTTCTTCTTCCTGTCCTTCTACTACACGGTTCTTAGAGATAAGCACCATGAGATCTGCCTCAGCAGCCTTGCCTGTCTTACTGCCCTCAAGCATAGACTGATCTACACGCACCACACCCTCGGCTACAGCAGACAACTGTGACATCCAAATGATTGCACACTTGTATTGCTTGGCAATGTTACGTGCATGGATAGCTGCATCCTTCAAGTATACATCAGACTTGTCACTTGTCTTTGCAGCAAACTTATCACCCATGTCTAACACAACGATGTCGGGCTCGTATGCTTTAATGATAGCTTCAACCCACGCCATATCTTTACCCGTACTGTCTTTGATAAAGATGTTATCCTGTACTGCACTGTAGCGAGATGATGCAAGAGCCATGTTCTCTTTCACTTCATCCATAGACATACTCGTAGAGGCACTCAAGTAACGTGCACCTACACGCTCGTATGCTTCTTCGTTACACAGGATCATACACTTGGCACCCTGCTGTGCAAAACCCTCAGGCCCTGCTAGAGTAGAGGCATGGAAGCTAGTCTTACCTGTGTTAGGTCGGGCTCCAACAATCACAAGGTGTCCACCTGAGATACCCTCTACCCTACGACCTAGTGAGGGTATGTTCCACTTCCATTGGGACTGGATGTCGTTAGCTTTAAGTAGGGTATCAATGCTTGTATCTTCCCACTCAACCTTAGTGTTCGGCATGAAGTTATCTTGATAGTTAGATACCAGGTTACGCAAGGGTTCCATTGTTGTCAGGGTGCCATTCACATAGTCGATACCAAGATTAGTAATCTCTTCACCTACTACCTGTTGGAATAGCTTAGACAGTACGTCCTCTGCAATGTCCTTTGACATAGGTTGCTCACGAGAGATCTTACGAAACAACTCTTCGTACACCTGCTTGTTGGCTGTAGTCATGCTATTGTGGTTAGCAAAGAACAAAGCCTCAAGCTCAGACGGTGTAAGGTCTTTGTCATATGTAATCATAGCGTAGTCTANTGTCTGCTTGATCTTACGAATGTCTTTAGTAAAGATCTTGTCAGGGCAACGGATACCCTTGTTGTCTTCGTAAAAGTCTTTCTCCATAAGACTACGTAGTAGTGCTAGCTCCATCATTCTGTGTCTCCTAAAAGTAATCTGAATACCACCTCTACTGCAGCTATAGGCCATAGCAAAGCTAAACGCAAGGGTGCATTTGCATCCTCTTCATCTGCTGCCTCTGTTAGAAACATAAGTAGAGGCATAGCTAAGAGATACATAACAAGTGCACCTGTGCCAATGTCTAGCCAGTTAAGTGATTCCATTTGATTGTACCTTAAACATACCCTCGGTTGCGTACATGCAAGCCATCAGGTCTTTCCATTGTTGATATGTCATGACGATGATTTGATCTTCTATCTCATCAACATACTGCAGCATATACACGTCACCCTCTGGCGTGAAGTGCAGTCGTACATCCTCCTGCCTGTCGTTCTCATCCATAGCTACAACGATAGTCATATCCTCTTCGTATTCTACGGTGAACATTACTCCTCCTCCAAGCAGAACCCACACATATCACCCTGCGCTGGGCCACCACATGACACACACTCTGACCAGACACGAGTGCGCTGCAGTGCAGGTACAGGCATCCAGTGTTTGAACTGGGCCTCACCTATAGCCTTTACTGCATCGTGGTACAGCATGTTAAACCATAGCTCACCATCCTCATAGGTAGCAATAGATATGTGAGTGTAGATGTTCTCTTCATCACGACCAAAGAGAATAATTTCTTGCCCTTCCTCTGGTTTAACGTGGTCTATATGGTATGCCATGCTAGTCATAGTTGTCTTCCTTTCCTAAGATACTGTCAAACACATAGTCAATATCAGTACCTGTAGCACCACAATAGATCAACAACTTTAAGCCAAGCTCTTGAGCCAAGGCTACTGTTGTATCGTCCATATCGAACTCTACAGTGGCACTACCATCTTCATGCTCTTTGTAGTCTGTCACTTTCATTTCACCTACAGTATCAGTCATCGTCTTGTCCTTCCATTAATGCAGCCCATGACACTGGAAACAAGTCTTGCATGATAGTAGATACCTGATCAGCTACCAAGCGTGTCTCATACTGTGTGTCTTCTTTACACCTAAGGTTACACATATCAGAAAAGGCATCTAAGCTACCCGACCAGTACCACTCAGTCATGTGGCTCAACGGAAGCACCATACGTGCTTGCTCTTCACATACCCCTAGCTCTAACATACGGCGATAGGTACGTGCTGCACCCTTAGTAAGCTGCTCATATTTATTCTCGACAGGCTTACGCTCAGGCTTACCCATAGCACCACCACTACCTTGCTTCTTGTTGTCGGCAGCTTCACGCCACTCAGGTACATAAAACTCTGGTGGATCATTCACGTAGCGACGACTTACTTCGTTCCAACGCAGAAACTTATGCTTGACTAGCTGTCGTGCTACAAACACAGGAGCCTTGACATGGAAGGATGCAAAGGCATGACCGAAGGGGCTAATGTGCTTGTGCTTGGCGAGGTACTTGATCAACTTAGTGTCACGTACCTCATCAAACTCTGTATGCTTCTTGCCAAAGCTGACCCGTGCGGAGTTGACTACGGATAGGTCAGTACCCATGTGGTCAATGTATGTTGCTGTGATTTGGTTAGTCATCTCCAGTCCTTTCTAAGTTTCCAATAGACCCAACACACTACACAGTGTGCTTGTCCTATGATACCATCAATGAGCCATACGATGTTAGGCTTGCCTTGTCTCTTCCATTGCCAGTTACGTGCAGAGAATGTCTGATTGTTATCACCGCCTAGCAGTACATTCAATAGCACAGATAGTGCTGTCAATACTCTGTATATATACTTACCTACACTAACCATGCAACTACTTACCTTTGCTTGTAGTCTTTTGTAACTTACTCACCTTCTGCTTTACGGTAAGACTCTAGACTATCTGCTATCATGTTACGCACTGTGTCTGCTGTATAGTTACCAAAGAGTGTACGTTTATACTGACTAGGTAGTTGGCTACGACGTACTGCCTTCACCATCTTCTCATGCTCTTGTTTGTTTAACATTCTTACTTACCTCTCTAGGCTTACGGGGTTGGCGTTTCTTAACTGGTGGCTTAGGCTTTACATAGCCGTGTCGATTAAGCCGTGCCTGTAGTATAGCCTCAGGTATATCTTTAGCTACAGGATCATTGAGTAACCATTCAATAATCTTATCAGGTTTATCTCTATTAGAGAACTCTACTTGCTCTAACTTTAGTTGCCAATGTGGTGTGCTCATACCATACTCCTCAGTCTTTCTAAGTCTTCTGCTACTTTATACTTCAAGTCATCTTCTAGTTTAAGTGCCTGTGCCTTCATACCTGTCCACGACTCAATCTCTCTCTTGAATTGTACTGCCTTGCTAGTAGCATCAGGGTCTAGTGCTACGATAACACGATAGTAATTCTCTAGGTATTCTATGTGTGCTGTACTCAGTGATGTACCAAGGATCGCCATGCCTGTCAAACCTGGACACTCTTTAGCTGCTACGATAGCTGATATGACATCCTCTACAAGTACAGCTACACCGCTTGGCTTACCGTATACATGTGTATATACACTAGCGTTACCAGTATAGCGATACCATTTAGGTACGGCTCCATCCAAGGCTCGCCCGACTGCATCAATCATGATACCCTTCTTCCTGATAGGAAACACAGCACGTCTGTCCTTAACGTCATACATGATGTCCTCTGTCTCTAAGTCCCACCGCTTAACGAAACGCTTTAGCAGGGTGTGGTCAGGCTTAGGGTCTACTACATACTCAGGCCATACAAGTGGGTCTAGTGTCTCACTGTCGTAGTAATCTTCTTTCAGTGAACGTATACGCTGCTTAATCTCGTCTACAGTGAGACCCACTGCGTTAAACCCTCGCACAGTACAACCTAGTTTGTAACAGTTGTATACTACCACGCCATCTTCTTTGTTTGCTGTAAATGTACCACGTCCTCGGCATGTAGGGCAGTCTCCTCTGTACTGCTGTCCCTCTATCAAGCACAAGTCCTGCACATAGTCATGTACGTTACTCATTTGTTGTTCCTCTTTGCTAGTGCAGCTGATGCACCGCTAAATGTATTCACTAGGTATGGTGTAACAGACTGCAGGTCAGCATGTCCAGTTACCTGACGTATACCGATAGCATCTACACCACTCTCTGCCATCTCTGTGATAGCTGTACGCCGCAAGTCCATAGCAGTCAGGTTCTTTGGTAGTCCTGCCTCAAGTTTAACAGCGTTCATTACATCGTCAATATGATCTATGTTGTATGGCACATAGGCACCTGCACTAGGCTTAGGCTTGGGTGCTACATATTCCTGAAAGCCAAATGCCTCACGCTGCTCCTTTAGCATAGCTGTTAATTCATCAGAGATAGGCAAGTGTACTTCTGCGTTACGTTTACTTTGTGTCAAGTCAATGCGCTGGGCGGTCAAGTCTAGGCTATCCCATGTAAGTAACCGCATGTCACCTATACGCTGTGCCCAATCGTATGCCATGTGTACGATCAGACCTATGCTGCGATACTTGAAGTCACTATAGGCTACATTAAGAAATCTAATTACCTGCTCACGTTCCCAACGTACACGCCGTGGCTTAGTTGACTGCTTGCGTAAGCCTTGCATAGGATTGTAGTCCATCAGGTCTACCTCTACAGCATACGATAGAGCCACAGACAGGGCAGCTGCACGGTAGTTAGCCTGACGCACACCACTTAGTAGCCAGATGTCGTAAGCCTCACGTATGTGCATACGTTTTAGTAGGTGTATCTGTATGGCACCCAGTGTCTTGTCCAGGTGTTCAATGCGAGTAGCACAAGCCTTATCTAGGTGACTAGCATATTCTTTTTGTGACTTACCTTTCAGTGCTAGATAACGTGGGCTTGCCATGTAAAACTCAGTCAAGCTTGACAGGGGTGCATTACGTTTGGGCCGTACTACTTTGCGTTTCATTCTATATCGTCCTCTCCTTGCGATACTTCTACCAATGCTTTGTATAGGAATATAAAGAAACCTACAACATAGCACACGATCAGAGCCTTACTCACAACAAACATGCTCAGAACTTAGGGTAGTATATCTCACCTGCATCACGCAAGTCTGTCACATGCTTGTACTCTAGCTCTAGCACTTCTGCTGTTTCCTCTTCACCAATCCATAGGGCATCGTCAATCTCTCTAGCTAGCCTGTTGTGGTAGTCATGTATGTTAGTAAGGTTCTCTGTGTTAAAGCGCATCTTCATTGCTCTACTACCTCTGCTTTTAATTTACTGG